CAGGAACAGAAAGCCCAGGAAGCCTAGGGGTAGGAGGGGAGGGGAGGGAGATACAGGGAGGGGAGGGGTCATGACGCATGTAGGAGGGGCGGAAAGTCAAGCGCACATTTCGCCCATCAATATCGGCGAGGGTTTATGGATCGATCTCGACGAGACGCCCGGGAGCGAAGAGGAACGATCCGCCCAGCTCGACGCCCTGGCGTTCAGGGCCGTCCGGGAGATCCTTCTGCAGACCCGGGACAAGCGAGCCCGCCTGCGTGCAGCCGAGCTGGTGATGTCCAGGCAGGACACGGGCGGGTCCTTCGCCGACGCCGTCGCCGAGCTGCTCAAAGGGTCCTGACTTGACGACCGCCCCCTGTTGCGGCGACCCTGTCGCCCATGCCTGCGCGAACCGAAGCTGCGAAAGTTCTCGCCGACTCTCTCGAAGAGTACGGATATGAAGCCGTCGACATGCCGGCGGACGTGATCCTGCTGGCCATCAAGGCGTCGGACGAGAAGCCCGACGACGACGATGACAAGGACGACGAGCCGGAAGAGGACGAGGCAGCCTGATGGCTGGGCCGATGGTTCACGGCGGTCGGGACTACAACGACCCCGAGAAGTATTACCGCCTGACCCAGCCCTTCGTCGGGCCGGGCGACGGGGATCAGACGCTCGGCAGTTACGGATGGGACCGCAACGGAACTAACGCCATCAACGCGTCTAACACGTCTGCCGGCGCCGGGGAGATGGGAAACCTGGGGCTGCGGTCTGGTTCTGGGGTCAACGATTACACAAGCTGGGATCTTCTCGGCAATGACATCGGGGTCATCGGCACGGGTTTGCGGTTCCGGGTTCGTATCGAGCCGACCGACCTGACCAACGTCTATTGGCACTTCGGGGTCTCGGGGGATCGGACGCTTGACGCCCGCCCCGGCACGGCGTCCAAGTTCTTCGGGTTCCGGGTCGACACGGCGGTCGACGGCAAGGTGTACGGAGTCGTCAAGTCGGGAGCGGGGACGGAGTCGACGGTCGACCTCGGGCTGGCTACGTCCGCCGCATGGCGAACCTACGAACTGCGCCTCGGGTCCTCGGCCATGTCGTTCTACGTCGACGGGACCCTGACGGGATCCGCCCCGCTCACGCACCTGATGACCGTCGCCGGCAACTTCCCTGCGACGTCGATGTGGGTTCAGACCCTAGGAGGCGGGGCCATTCGCACCGTTCGGATCACCTATCTCGACCTCATTGCGCCGACGGGATACTGACATGGCAGATCGGAAAGACCTGAAAGTCGAGGTCATCAAGCCTGACGGGACAAAGGGCGAGGTCTCCATGCGCCACCTGTTCGGGGACGTCATGGTCGATAAACTGCTGCGCGCTATGGGCATCGATCCGGGCCCAGACGACGAGGAGTAGGCGATGCCGAAGAAGCGGACAGCCCTGTACGACTGGACCTCGGCGAAACTCGTCGACGGCGACCTGCACATCGACAAGTATCAGTTCGTCCATAACCCCCAGGGCCAGGACGTGTCCGAGGGAAAGACCGGACACCTGACGATGGACGTAGACCCGCTGGTCTACCCGCTCGACTATCTCGACGAGCTGCTCGACTGCACGCCCGAGGACCATCCTCGCTTCGACGAATACACGGACCTGGTCAACGCAGCGAAGTCGGCGAAGGCCCCGCCCAAGAAGAAGGCCCCCGCCAAGAAGAAGAAGGCCCCCGCCAAGAAGTGAGCGCCGGCCGGCTTCATCCTGAGATCGCCCGTGAGCTGGTCCGATGTAAGGGCGACTTCGTCCACTTCTGCACGACCTATCTCCGCATCGTCGACAAGTCCGGGAACCTCGTCCCGCTGGTTCCGCACGACGCGCAGCGGGAGATCCTCGACCTGCTCGACGACAATCTCTGGTCGTTCGTTCTCAAGGCTCGACGCATCGGCTGCACGACCATCGTGTCGGCGTGGATCTTCTGGCGGGTCCTGTTCGGTCCGCACCTGAAAGCGGCGGTTCTCGCTCACCTGTCCGAATCGGCCGAGGGGATCTTCGAGGCTTATCACACCTTCTATGCGGAGCTGCCGGAATGGATGCGGGCCCTATTCCCGACGAAGAAGTCGAACGTCCGGGCCATCGAGTTCAGCCACGGCGGACGGATCCGGGTCGCTTCGGCCAGGACGGAGAAGCTGCGCGGCGGCGGGTATCAGATCGTCCACGCCGACGAGGTCGCCATGTATTCCGACGTCCAGCGCATGATGCGTTCCAGTTTCTCGGCGGCGGACGGCGGGGCGCACATCATCATGTCGACCACGGCGAACGGCGTGAACGAGGCTTATCACTTCTGGCATTCGAGCGGATCGTTCTCGCAGTCCCGGTATTTCAAGAAACACTTTGTGTCCTGGCTAGCCGACTCGACCGCCCGCACGTCGACGGACTCGCCGGAATACGTGGCGCCGTTTACGGACCCGGGTCTGGCGCTATGGGAGTCGGAGCTGCGGGACCGATGTCCGGGGATCACGGACGAGCAGCTCGCATACGCCCGGGTCCAGTTCATCAAGCTGGGCGGGTCGCCTGACAACTTCGATCAGGAGTTCCCGACGGAGGCTTCGCTCGCGTTCATCCTGTCGGGCAAGCCCTTCTTCTCCCGTCGCTACGACGAGGCGCTCGGCCATGAGCCCGTCGAGGGGCTGGTCATCACGGACGAGCCGAAGCCGTATAGGACCTATGCGATGGGCGTCGACACGGCGGGCGGGGTACCCGACGGGGACTTCTCGGCCTGCTACGTCGTCGACGTGTCGGACCGGGACAAGCCCGTCGAGGTCGCTTCTCTTTACATTCGGATGAACGTCGAGCCCTTCGCCGACGCTGCGCTTGAGCTGGCTGACCGTTACAAGGCTTACGTCGCCATCGAGCGAACGGGGATCGGCCTGGCCGTCGTTCAACGCTTCAAGCACTCGGGCTATCCGTACCTGTACCGGACGACCGTGCAGGGCAAAGTCGGACAGGAGGCGCAGGAGCGTCTCGGTTGGGATGCGTCGGAGCGGTCTCGTCCTGCGATGCTTTCGGCGCTGCAGTCGGCGATCAATCTCGGGCGCCTCGAGCCCATCGACCCCCGGCTCAAGAACGAGATCAACACGTTCGTCTGGGATAAGACGGGCCGACCGGACCATCAGGGCGGGGCGCATTCGGACATGATCGTCGCCGCGGGCCTGGCGCTTGTCGCCGCCGAGCAGTCCGCCGAGGTCCATCAGATCGACATGCGGATGGGCCATCGCCCGGTCAACGCCCTCGAGCGCATCAAGTGGGAGATGGCGACGGGCCAGCTATACGACCCTTCGCTAGCCTTCGCCGACGACCCCGATCGACGTGGCGACGTCGGAGCGACGCTGTCAGCCATTCTGTCTGCTTGACGGGGGTCCACTAGACAAACGGCGCAACGTCTCCCACAATGGCCGGCGAGGCACGGTTAGCGGGCGTAACCCGCGGGCCCTTCCAGGCCAAGCCCCATCAGGAGACGGAATGTCGGAGATCACTACAGTCGCAGAAGCGTTCGCCGCACGTAGGGCAGCCCAGGCGGAATCCGCCGAAGCTGCGTCAGGCTCGGAACCTGACAGCGCCCCCGCCGAAGCGCCGGTCGAGACCCCCGAGGTCGAAGCCGCCGCCGAGGAACCCGAAGCCCAGGCCCCCGAGGTCGAGGCGGACGGAACGGAGACCGCCCAGGCAGACGATGGCGACAGTGAGCCCAAGGGGTCGAATCGACTACAGCGCCGTCTCCGCAAGAAGATCGCCGCCCTCAAGGACGCCGAGGCCAAGAACGCAGGGCTGCAGGAGCAGCTCGACGCGCTCAAGGCGAAGGTCGAGGAGGCGGTCGCCAAGAAGGACGGGAAGAAGGGAGACTGGCTCGACGGTCTTCTGGACAAGGACAAGCCCGCGCCGAAGGAGGCCAAGCCGGACGACGACGTCGACCCGGCCGTCGCCGAGGTTCGGAATCGTCTGCATCGGATGGAGGTTCAAGCGGAGACCGTTCGTCTGCGCTCGGAACTCGCCGAGGTACGCAAGGAGCATCCGTCGGTTCCGGCCGAACTGCTGCTGCGTGCCGTTCAGAACGACGAGTCGGTCGATCTGTTTGACGTCGCTGAGCAATACGACGCTTGGCTCGATAAGCAGATCAAGTCCCGGGCGCCCGCCCAGGCCAAGGAAGAGACCGCCGACGACGCCGTCTCCGCTCGACGCCCGAAGGGTAAGTCGTCCGGGGGAGGTCAGCCGTCGAAAACAAACGCAGACAAATACGCGGGAGCGAAGTCCGTGCGGGAGCTGTTCGAGCGCCGCCGGGCATCAGCCGCCCGATAAGGAACTGACCAATGCCTCATTCGCTTACGACCTTGCAGGCGATCCTCGACGATCTCCGCGCACCCCTTCAAGACATCATCGGAACCAAGACCCGGGCTTTGTCCTGGGCCGAGAAGTCGCCCCTGACCGGCGGCGGGAAGCAGGTCCTTCAGCCCGTCATCGTCGCCGACGACACGGGTCACGGCTGGATCACGGACGGCGGGAACTTGGCCGCGGCAGCAGGCGGCGATCCCCTGCAGCTCACGGTCCCGTACCGCTTCTACGCCGGTCGGTTCCGCATCACGGGCCCGACCATCGACGCCGCCGGCGAGGGCAACAGCCAGCTCGAAAACGCCGTTCAGTTCTCGATGGAGCGCCTCGTCGCGGGTGTCACGTCCTCGCTCAACCGCTTTACGTGGTCGGGAAACCGAACCCTCGGCTTCTTCAACGAGCACGAGAACAAGATCGCCAACCGTCAGTGGGAGTTCACGGGCGACGCGCAGAAGGCGGCCGACCTGATCACCGCCGTCGGTGGTGCCATCACCTGCGACATCATTCGCCTCGACACCTACGCGACGGTCGCCACGGTGGAGATTTCGGCGGCTGACGTCACGGGCTCGCGGCTGACGGTCCAGGACGCGCTTAACACGTCCGCCGTCGGGGCCGGGTTCGCCTGCGCCGTTCGCTGCACGGAGGCCGGTCAGGGTCTGGAGAACCAGATGACCGGCATCTACGAGAACATCGGCGCCCCGAACCACTTTGGGCAGGCCCGGACGACGGTCGGCGGCACGGCGCTGCTGCAGTCGAACGTCCTGACGCTGAACACCACGGGCGACCACAACCGCGGCGACATCAACCTGCAGCGCGTGCAGCAGTTGCTCGACCGGATCTCCGTGCGGACCCGGAACGAGGGGCGTCCGACCCGGGCGTTCTTCCACCCGACGGCCCGAGCCGAGGTCGCTACGCTCTTCCAGGGCGCGACGACGATGCAGCTCAACGTGGGCGGCGGCGGCGGTCTCAAGGTGGACGGTGGCGTCATGCCGGGCGGGTTCAGCTATGGCGGGATCCCGTTCGAGGAGGACGTCGACTGCGCTCGCGGCGGCGTCTTCTTCGTGCAGGACGACACGTGGTCGACCTACATGATGCGGGGCGGCGACTGGGACGGGGACGTGTACAACTTCCAGGGCACCGACGCCGTCGAGCGGGTCTGGAAGCAGTACTTCAACCTGGGCTGCTACGGTCCGAATTTCGCCGGCGCCATCGTCGGTCTGGACTTCGACGGGGCCCTCGCCGGAAGCTGATGAACTGACGCGGGCAGGAGGTCGTTCTATGGTCATCGCCTTTCAGATCCTCGGACTGATCGGCGTGGCCGTTGTCGACCTCCTGCTCGTTGTCATCTTCGCCCGGCATCTTCACACCTTCCGCCAAGAGCTGGGCGCTCAGGCGCAGTCCAAGCGTCAGGCGGACATGCGAGTCATCGAGTCCGTGTCGGACCTTTTCGAGGAGGCTATCTGATGGCGAACCCTGCAGCCTTCGGGCGTAACATCGAGGCCCGTCGCCAGGCGGCGCAACAGCTCGAAGCCGAAGAGCGGCGACGCCAGCAGGAAGAAGCGACGGAGACGGCGTCGGGGATTCAGGTCGGCGGGACCTTGCTCGGCGCCCTGCTCGGAGCGATTGCCACGGGCGGAAACCCCGCCGGCGCCGCAGCAGGCGCATCCATCGGGGGAGGTCTCGCTACCGGGGCTGCGGGAGTCGTCGCCCCGGAGGCCGTTCCGATGGGAGCGGCGGCGATGGGCGTCGAACGTGGCGCCCGAGGGATGGCCGGCATCGACGAGCTGCTCGCTAGGCTGTCCGTCGAAGAGGACCTCAAGTAGTGCATCGCCTGTCCGAGACGTTCGCCCAGGAGATCGACGACAGCAAGTCGGCCCGCAGTCGGACGGAGCTTGTCTGGGACCTGGCGAGGCTGTTTCTGCAGGGCCAGCAGTACGTCAGCTACGACCGATCGCAGGGTCGGCTTCGGGTTCTCGACACGGACGACCGTCGCTATAGGGACGACCAGATCACCCCGCTATATCGGGCCATCGTCTCGACGCTTGCGGTCGAATACCCGAGCCCGTCGATCCTGCCGGCGTCGCCTTCGTCCGAGGACATTCTCAAGGCTCGGTCTTCGCTCGAGGCCGTGCGCTACTACTGGGCGACGGAGAACCTCAAGGGGACGTATCAGGAGCTGATCGAGTGGCTGGTGTCCTGCGGGAACGCTGCGCTCCATACCGTGTACGACCCGGAGGACGGGGCGATCCACACGGAACTGGTCAACCCTTACGACCTCTTCTTCCAGAAGGGGGCGACGGACCCGGACGAATCGGCGTTCATCGCAGTGCGGCGCCTGGCTGACCGGGACCAGCTCAAGGACGATTGGCCGAAGTCGGCGAAGGCTATCGACGACACGCCGGAAGTGAAGAGCCGGGACAGCATCCTCGAGGACGAGACAGTCCGGGACAACGTCGTCGAGGTCTTCGATGTCTACTACGACGACGGGACGCACGAGGTCCGCCTGACCGACCACGTCCTCGACCACGACGAATGGGACACGGAGACGACGCCGGTCAGGCTCTTCGTATATCTGCGGGTTCCTGGCGTCCTGTACGGGAAGGGCCTGGTCGAGGACCTCGTCGACCTGCAGATTCTGTACAACAAGAAGAACCAGCAGATCATCGACGCCATTGAGCACTATGCGGACCCGTACATTCTGGTTCCCGCCGGGTCGGCCGTGCCTGGCAACGCGTTCAAGATCGGAGCGAGCAAGGTCGTCCGGTACAACTCGGCGCACGGAGCCCCGGCTTACATGCAGGGGACCACGCTACCGCCGGAAGCATACGCCGACCTGCAGCGGATCCGGGCCGACATGCTGAACGTCGCCGGGGTTCATTCGGCATCGCTCGGCCAGACCGCCCGGGGCGTCAACTCGGCGAAGCACGTCGACGCCCTCAAGCAGTCGGACGCATCGCAGCTCCAACCGACGCAGGCCGGCATCGAGGCGGGGACCGTCGACGTCCTGCGGACCGTCCTTGTCCTGATGCGGGAGCATTGGACGGAGCGTCGCTGGGTCCGGGCGCTCGACGCCACGGGGGCGCTGATTCATCGAGAACTCGAAACGACGGACCTCGTCGAAGTCCCCGAGGTCATCATCGAAGCCGGGTCCTTGTTTCGTAACGAGACCGCCGACAAGCGTCAGCGCATCATCGAACTGCACGCAGCCGGGCTTCTGCAGCCCGACGAGGCGATGCAGGAAATGGCGTTCGGCACGTCGTCACGCTTCGTCCTCGACAAGATCGCATCGATGTCCCATGCCGGCGAGCTGCTCAATGCGGCGAAGGCGGGCTTCGATATTCAACTGTTCCCGACCGACGACGTCGACGTCATTCGCCGAGTGTTCGAGGACTTCATGCGGACGGCTGACTTCTACGGTCTCGACCTCGAGGTCCAGCAACACGTCGCCGGGCTTCTGATGGCGATGGGAGGTCTAGCGGCTGGAGCCCCGGCGCCGGGAGGGAAGGGCGAACTTCCGCAGCCGGGACAGACATCGGGGCCAGGCGTTCCGCAGGTCCCTGGATTGCCCATCGCCGAAGAGCCCGGGGGCCAGCCCGCCGACGCCCGATTCGGTAGCGCGGAGGTCGCCTGATGTTTGTCGACGGGATCGGGGACCTGTTTCGCCTGTACTGCGACGAGGACGACGAGACATTCCTCGCCGCCGCCCAGGTCACTAGCGCGCTGACGGTCGGGTACGACCAGTTCCGCCGGCAGATCATCCAGACCGATCCCTACTCGTATGCGGCCCGGGTATCGATCAGCCCATCGACGGACTTCTACGACCTCGCCGACGCGGCGAACCCGACGCGGATTCTCGGGGCGTCGCTCGCTCCTGCCGGGACTCGTCGCCTGTATCAGCTTCTCAAGGTCGTCAACGTCGACACGGCGGGCGCGGTGAACTGGTACTACCGCGGGGCCGGCAGCTTCGAGGAAATGGATCGCCTGTCGCAGCGGTACATCCTGAGCGGGACGGTCCTGCGCTTCTCCGAGGACCAGTCGGGCGAGACAGTTCGGATCGAATACGTCCCCGTCTCGGCGGTCGACTGGACGCAACTGACGGCGGGCGACAACGAGTTCGTCGACGACTTCGACGCCTTTCACGACCTGATCGCCCTGTACGCTTACAAGCAGTACAGCATCCGAGACGGCGCCCCGAACCCCGAACTCGACGGCCAGCTAAAGCGCCGGGAGGTCGAGCTGGAACTGTACCTGTCCGCCGGCCGGGTCCCTGAAATGAGCGACCACATCCTCGACGAGCGGCGGATCAGCGGGTGGCGATAAGCAAGCAAGAACTCGACGTCATGCCGACGGGTATGACGCCCGACCTGCACGGCGACGGTCCCTATGTGCAGAACGTGTATCGCCGGGCCGACGCCTGGCTCGTCCGTCAGGGCTTCGGCCAGGTCGCACAATGGGACACTACCTTCGCCTTCGGATCGATTACGGAGCCGAAGCATCTAGGGTCGGCCGTCATGCGGACGGACTTCGGCCACGAGCAGATCGTCACGGTAATCTCGGCGACCATCTTTACGGGCGGCCTGTACCAAGGGGGCGACGCCAGGAAGGTCGGTCAGTACGTGCGGACGTACATCGCCAGCATCTACGACGTGACGACGGACCGGACCTGGGAGGAGCTGCTTCACCCGAGAACGTCCGACCTCAACGAGCGCAACGACAAGCGAGCGGCGCTGTACGAGACCGACGTCGACAACGACGTGCAGCGATACCTTCAAGCCGACGACCGGGGCTTCTTCTTCGTCGAACTGTCCGACGTCATTTACTTCGGCAACCCCCGGGCGGGCCTTTGGGCTTACATCCCTTCGACCTTCGACGGCTGGGAGCCCCGGACGCAGCAGGTCAACTCGGTCGACGCTACCGACTGGCGCTTCAAGGGATACGGGGAATCGGCGTCGATCGTGCGGGTATCGGCTTCGCCTGGCCTGTTCCCCGATGCGTTCGCATATCTAACGGATACGGAGTTCCCCAGACCCCGGGCTGCGGCGGCCATCTTCGGGCGACTCGCCATAGCGGACCGGCGGACGGTTTACTTCTCGGACATTCGCCGGCCCTCGTCGATCATCGCCGACAACTTCCTGACCATCCCGAGCGAGAACGACATCGAGGCCGTGTCGGAGATCAACGGGGTCCTTGTCATCTCGACCACGTCGGAGACCTTTGTCTATGCGCCCCCGCCTGGCGGCCAGGTCGTTACGGGCGGACGACTGACGAAGGTCTCCGAGGACGTGGGGGCGGTCGGGCCGACGGCGGCGATCAACGGGGGCGGGGCGCTATGGTGGGCTGATCGCAATGGCATCTTTGCGACGACGACGGGCGTCGACATGCGCCGGGTCTCCGAGGGGTTCGAGGTCCTCTTCGCCGAATACATCACGAACCCGCTGACGCAGTTCTACGCCGCGTCGGGCTTCTCGAACCTGACGGACACGCAGCCCCGCATCGAGCATCGCTTCGACCCGGAGCGGCTGACGATGACCTGGGACCACGTCCGGGCGCAGTTGATCGTAACGATGCCGACGCAGGCGCTATCGCTTGTGTTCAAGGACGGGGCCTGGTCCGTCTGGAACTACGAGTCGGTCATCGGTCCGGGCAACCTTGCAGCCGTCGAGACGCAGACGAACCTCCCCGGCGCCTGGCTGATCATGGGTCAGGATGACCTTTATATGGTCTCCGTGTTCGACACGCCGACGCTGACGGACGACACAAAGATCAGCGGGACGGGGGCGTCGTCGGGCGAAGTGTTCTCGGTTCCGTCCTATGCGGTCATGCGCTACGGACACGGCGGCGGCATGGACCGATCCATCGAGTCGACCGTCGAGGACCGTCGTCGCTTCGCCGGGAAGTGGTACAGCTTCGACGCTACGATGTCGGCGCAGGTCGGGCGGAACACGGTTTACATCGGCGAGCCGATCCCCGTCCCGGTCGGCTACGAATACCCGACGAACACGGCGGCGGCGACGGCGGATCACTTCCTGCTGCCGATCGAGGTCGTCCCGGTCGACACGACGAACGGTCCGATCGACATTGCGATCATCTTCGACTTCGACAATACGCACTGGTCTCCGATCATGCGTAGCACGACGACGCCCGAGATCGACTTCATCCTGCCGCCCGAGCGCCTCGAGTCGTCGCCGGGTTATGCGCCGGGCGCCCCGGTCGGAGGGACCGCCGAGGTCCAGCTCTACAACAAAGCGACCGGAGCTGCGTCGGTTACCGGGAACCAAGTCCGCATTCGATGGGACGGCGGGCAGGCCGGCTACGCTGGATCGCCCTACGCCCCGCAGATGAACCTGACGCCGGATCAGCGCAATCGGCTGATCTGGATTCCGTTCAGGTATACGGGCGCCGCCGCCGACGACGTCCTGCAGATGGGCATTCTCGGAATCACGGCGGATCTGACCTATGCCGCCGCCCCGGCCGACCCGGTAGAATGCGAGCTGATAGCGTGGCAGCAGGCGCTACACGTAGCCGAACGCCATAGCGCCGACGATGTCGCCCAGGCGGTCGACTGGCTGATCAAGACCGATCAGGTCGGACTCAAGGAAGGGCAGCAGGTCAAGGCTCGGACGGCGTATCTCAAGGTCCGAGGACAGGGCGAGGCTACGACGCAGAACCCGGGGGTCTCTGTTCATGGGCTGCTGAATGCGCTCTTCGGGTCCGACTTCAAGGGCTGGGCGTCGCAGATCGTCGACTATGGCGGCGACCTCGAACGGGCGGCGAAGGTTCCGGCGCTGCGTTCTCGGCTCAAGAACTCGGCCGGCGCAATGGTGCAGCTTACGTTCAACAGCGCATCGACGACTTACGGGAACACGGCGGCGGCGGCCACGGGTAACGTACTGATCGCCGACCGGGCGCTCGATACCGTGGCGATCTCCGAATCGGTCAAGGGCGAACACGTCGCGGTCATGATCTTCGGACACATTCGCAACAGGGCCGAGGCGCTCGAGGTCGGAGACTTCCGCCTGTCGCTCGTCCCGGCCGGCGGACGTCGAAGGCGTGGCCGATGACGACCCCCGTCTACGAGCTGCTTGACCGCCTGGCCGATCGAATCGGCGCTCACAATCAGCAGGCCCGGGAGGACAGTCGGGCCATCGTCGGATCCCTGCAGGTCACGACGAACGGGACGGCGGTCGCCGAGCCGAAGCTGCAGGACAACGTCGTCAACCTGTCGGCCGGCGATCATGGCGGGATGAAGCTGACGAAGGCCGGGACCGTCGTCGTCGGATCGGGGGACTGCAACGTCACGCGCCAGGTCGTCATTGACGGGGGCCTGATTGTCCTGCGTGGTCTGCGCTTCGTCGCCCGAGCTGCCGACGACGCCCGCAACAATGCCGCCGCCCTGGTCACGGTCTCGGCTACGTCGAAGGTCATCTTCGTCGACTGCGTGTTTCGCAAAGCCGACAACGACTTCGGCGCATTCATGACGGTTGCAAGCGGCGGCCGTGTCAACCTGCTCGGCTGCTCGTTCATCGGCGGGGCGTCCGCTGCGAACGCCATCAGCAACGGAGGACCGGCGGCGAACGTGCAGCAGGCGTTCGGGGCGAATACGTCCGGGGCAGCCCATGCGAACGTCGCCACGACATCGGAGATCACTTGAGCACTCGCCGACTGACCGACGAGCAGTTCGCCGATGGGACCAGCATCGACGGCGACCGCATCGACCGGGCCCTCGAGGACGTCGTTCGCCACGTCAACGACATCCCGCCCCGGGACATCGA